GTGATTCAATTTGTAATGTGTATCAGTTTCTTCAACTAATTTTGCAACAATTTCCTCACCACTTGTTAATTTAAAAGTGATAACCTCACCAACTGCCACGCTTTTGTTAATCAGCATTTATGCTTCCATTTCTGTAAAATATTTTTTTAATTCTGTAAATCCACCAACTAGTTGTTCGTTAACAAAAATTTGAGGGACTGCTCTTGCTGTTGGCACAGCTTCTAGTAAATCTTCCTTAGTAAACCCGTCGCCAATTTTGCGTTCTTCAAATTCAATGCCTTTTTGTGTTAGCAAAGATTTTGCTTGTTCGCAAAATACGCAGTTACTTTTACTCCAAACTATTGCTTTCATTTCGTTTTTTTTCTTTCCATTTAAATACTTCTGCTAGTGCAGAATTAAGCTTTTCTTTTTCTTCAGATGATATTGGCGTAGGTATTAGCCCACGTGTTTTCATCTCACAATAACAGTATGGGTCACCTCGCAACGGTCCCATACATGCACATAGGTTATACATTATAGATCCGGTAAGTCGTCGTAGTTAATGCTATCTGACATAACTCCGATAACATAGCTAGTAGACTCAGTTTCTTGTAACGCACTTTGCTTCTTACTAGTATCGGTATGCTTGTTAAACCAAGGAATAGGTGTACTCTTTGGGCTAGCATTCCAGTACTTAATGCCAATATCCTTCAATGCACCTGCGGCAGTGTAGTCAAGAAAGTCCCTGAGGATATTAGCATTTAGTCCAATGACTGGGCCAAGTTTAAACAAGTAGTTAGCCCATTCTTTTTCTTCACGAATCACATCATTGTAAATCTTAAGAACTCGGTCTTGGCACTCATTACGTGCTCTTGCAAATCGAGGGTCTTCCTTAACAACTTGGTTGATAATATAGGCAGTCCATCCTTTATGCAACAGTTCGTCCTGCAAAATAAGACTGATAATATTACCGTTACCAATGTAGATTTTATTTTCTACCATGGCAAGCGATGTTGCAAACGACACCATGAATCGGAAAGCTTCTAATGCATAACTAGTATGCAAAGCAAGCCAGATAGCATTAATATGCTCTTGCTCATCGACAGCGATGCCAAGTTCTTTCTTGCAGTTAAGGACATGCAAATTATCGTAATGTTCACCAATTGTAGCAGCCATGTCGATAATCTCTTGAGTATCATGGATGCTATTGAACATGTCCTTTGGTACGTTGTACACATTACGAATAATGTGACTATAACTGCGGCTATGCAAATTCGTTTCGAAAAAAGTCCAATTATAAATTAAGGCTTCTAACTCTGGAATGCTAATAACTGGCATGAACACTTGACTAGGGGCCCGTCCTTGCAAACTGTCCAATGCTGTTTGCCGTAGCAAATTACTTGTAAAGATATGCTTAACGGCATCACTAGCGGTTTTATGATCGCTAGCATCCTTAGTCAACGAGATTTCTTCTGGAACCCAAAAGAACCCACGAGCTGTAGTTTCATAGTTAGCAATCTTCGGATACTTACATTCCTCAAATCGCTGCACTGTTACTGGTCCGGCCGGATCAAGGAACATCTTGCGATTGAGGTAATCAGTTTTGGTATTTAGGTCGTATTGTGCTTTTGACATTGGGTTTCCTGTGTGTTAAAGTTTACATGACTCACAATGTGAGTCTTCGTCGAAGTCTATGTATTCTAACATAGGAGGTGCTTCTTCTGCAACTGCTTTGGCTCCTTGTTTGTCCATTAAACTATAATACATTGTTTTCAAACCCCACATATGAGCTTGCATTAAATTCTTGATAATTAAAGTAGAGGGTACTTTGCGATCCGAAAAGTGTTTTGGTGAATAAAACGTGTTAGTTGAAATACTTTGATCAACATATGCAGCGAGCACAGCGGCAGTTTTAAGATATGACTCGCAATCCTTTTGGTCCCACATTAATTGATACTTGCTCTTCAGTTTATGATACTCTGGTACAACTTGTGTCAACGATGCTGCTTTTGATTCTTTAGTAGAGATCAAACTCATTGGCATTTCGATACCATTTGTTGAACCAATTACAACACTTGAGCTTTCAACAGGTGCGATTGCCATTGTAGTAGCATTGCGCACACCGTAAGTAATCATTTCTTTACGTAACGGTTCCCAATCAAGTTCTGGTGTAAAATCAGCTAATTCATTAACGCCCTTGGCCCGTAGTTCCCAAGGAAATACACCTTTGCCGTAACGGGTCTTGTGACTGTCTAAACACGCACCGCGCTCCTTAGCCAATTCAACAGATGCTTCAGTTAAGTAAAATGCTTGGTGTTCCATCCACGATTTAACTTCAGCAAGCGCATCTTTTTCGCCATACTTAAATCCACGTTTAGCATGCCAGTAAGCAAGGTTGGTAATACCAATGCCAAGCGGTCGAATTTCGTCGTTGCTTAACTTACTTTGAATACTTAAAAAGTCTTGATAGTCAAGAATATTGTTTAAGCTACGATGTAGAATACGTGCTGCCCTACGCATATCTTCAGGATTACGAAATGCTCCCCAGTTAAGCGATCCCAACGTGCATAAACTTATCCGCGCGGCATCTTCGTCAACTTCATAGTATTCATATTCATCGTCTAACACTTCGGGTAGACATTCTATTTCTTCGTATAATTCGTTCATTTATTGATTCCTGATAATTTTGATAATTCTGCGATATCTGGATTCTTCTTTAGTATCCATTTAATGTGATAACGATGTGATGTAGATTTCACTGCGTAATATGTATCTATAATTACTGCAACAGGTAACATCCATATCCAATGATACCCAAATTTTGGATCTCTCATATTCTCTTTCCGTATTTTGTGATTAGGTAATAACTTTAGGCACATTTAATTATTTCAGTTTCTTCAGTTTAACAAATTGCTCCGGTTTGTTTAGTAAGAAATCACTTGCTACTTCTTTTTTAACTTTGATGAACTTCTTCTTCGTAGTACCCATTGCTACAGTCGGTAACAAAATTTCGCAACAAAGATTACTTTGATAAATGGTATGTTCTTCAGGATCAAATGGTCCTTGATTCATTACATTGTCAATAAACACTAGATAAATGCGGCCAGTGTCAGTACGTTCTTTTAAGAGGCAGCTCTTAAACACTTCTTCTGCAGGCATCGACTTTTTACGAAGGCCATCTTGATTTTCGTACTTAACATATAGTTCTTCAAATAACGCAGTGTTATTATAGAAAGCTTCGTACAAATCAGGTACTTCGTTAGGGTCAAAGAACGTTATTTGTTCTTTGTTTTTAAATCGTCTCCAGAAGAATGCAGAAAGGACAACTCCATAGTCCATAAATCTGACTCTAGTTTCTTCAGTACCTTGGTTATTCTTAAGCACAATAAGGTCATCAAACTGATGATGCCAAATAGGATAAAATACTGTAGCACTTGCATTACGAATACCTCCTTGGGAGCAACTACGTAAGTCGCCAAACCATTTCTTTAAAAACGGGATCATACCTGTATGCATAATCTCACCGCCACGTATTGGACTGCCTAAAGGACGCAGTCGACCAATTTCTAAACCGATGCCGGCGCGTTTGCTGGCATACTTAGCCATCATTTCACCACTTGCAAATATACTATCAAGGTTATCATCACTACGAATTAGTACACAAGAGCTAAATTGCTTAGTAGGAGTACCCAATCCTGCAAGAACTGGAGTAGCCAAAGTGAATAATCCGTCACTGGCAGCGTTGTAGTATTCTTTGATGAAGCGCATTCGCGCAGCATTCGGTTCTTCGCTATGGAACACGGTTGCAGCAGCGATAATATACCGAACTTGCGGAGTTTCATATGTTTCCTTAGTTGCTCTATTTCGAACTAAGTACTTTTCAATTAGCTGTTCGATAGCGGCATAACTGTACTGTTCATCTTTTTCATGATCGATAATATCGTTCATTTTGTTCCAGTCCGCTTCAGTATACCACTCAAGAAGTTCTGATGTGTACAATCCAACTTCAACATTTCGTTTTACAATTTCGTAAAGATGCGGTGGTTGATATTTTCCGTATACATCTTTACGTAGCATTGTAAGACGTTGTTTACCTGCTACATATTGGTAGTTGGTATGACCAACTTGTGGATTGGATTCAGTATCAATTAAATCCACAATTGCACGTAGCGTTATGGAATCAATTTCTCTAGTTGAAATCCCATCGTAAAAGTGTGGTTGTGCTTTAATTTCAATCATTGACTGACTGACATCTGCTATACCGTTACACACTTTTGCTATTTGATTCTGCCATTTTTCAATTGTGAGTGGTTCTCTTTTACCACTACGTTTTGTAACTATAATGTTGGTCATTTTTATTTTTATTGCTTAGGGATTGTATTTAGTGAAGGCGAGGCATGCGATAACTCTTTATATGGTGTAATGTATCAGGTAACTCGACCTGATTAACCCATATATTATCTTCATACCCGTACACTTTTTGTTCTAAGTACAGTAGATAATACACTGAAGAGCAGCGGGTGTCTATACTAATGGTGACAATGGGTGTAATATTCTCAAATCGTTCACACAATTGAAGAGTATAGCATATTCCTAAAATAGTATTAAACGGACAGTATTGATTTTCCTCAATTAACTCCCATGCTGTTGGCCAAGTGGTTTGATCGTAGGGGTCAGTATATACTTTAACTTTATGAAACTTGGAAAAGAAATTAATGACATCGTCAAATGGTGTTATTGAAATTTCCAAGTGGTGTCTTAAATCACGCCAAGCTGTCAGTAATTTATCAGATTGTTTTTCTATTATTTTATGCATTAACTCAGTATAGAATATGTAAATGTAAATGTATTTACATCGTTGTTATTTGTATTAATATAATTAATTCTTAAATCAGTTGTGCTAGTTGAATTATCTGAAATTATTGCTAATTCAGATGTAAAAATAATAGCATCTTCGCCGCTTAGTATACCAACATACTCATAGTCATCAATTAATTGTGCTTTAGAATTTGCAGAGTCAATTGTGATATGCAAGGTGCCTTTTCGCACCTGATTGTAAGTAGTACTATTAAAGATATAATTTACAGAAATGCCAGTTGCTAAATTAAGTGGGAGTCTGAATGCTAATTTTTCAGTATTCGTGCTCTCTAAAACAATAATGGTAGGCGCCGCTTCATGTCTTAACCCTGATCCTTCTATTTCTGGATGATACTGATATGTAATATTAGCAATTGATAATTCTGCTGATCTATCAAACGTGTCTTGAATACTGCTGTTACCAGGAGTAACAAATTTTATAATGCTATATCGATTAAAAAACTCGCCACCACCAGCATTTCCAACATTAATATACGTATTTCCTCTTGATCTGTTTCCGTGACCGTTATTGACAATCAATCCTTGCTCAGTAATTGTGTCAAATATTGAATTAGTGACTACGTTATACAATGCGCCGTTATGTGTTGCACCTTGTAATACAATGCCTTGATATAAGTATCTAAATAAGCACTGATCAAATACATTAAATGATGCATTGCTATTGGAATATGCAGCAAATGTTAGACCGTGAAATTCAACATGCTTAAATTTATTAGATTTAAACATATCGGGACCAACTAATGTTTCGACAATATTAACACCGCATCGATTATTGGGAATATCGTGTGCTGTAATACCATCGTTATAGATTAGTTTGATGTTTTCAAATTCACTATTTTTCGTATTATTGAGAGTTAGCCAATTTATATTATTGATGGATAAACTACTATCTGTAACTTTAATTGTAAAGTTTGTTAACACTATATTTGTAGATAATTCAACAGTTGAAAATATTGTTGAGTTTGATACTCCTTGATAGTTAAAAACTGTAATATCTTTACCAAATCCAGTAATGCGGACATTGCTTGGAACATTGATGGTATCAGTAATTAAATACTCTCCAGGATCAAATTCTAATGTAACTTTAACCTTAGTGGAAATTTCGTTAATTGCTGTTTGGATTAACGTAGTTTGATCTAGCAATTGGTTATTACTTACAATATTAAAATTTTTAGCATTAACGGTGCCATCGTCCAACCTTGATTGAATGCTTCTTGACACTGTACCAATAACAATTGATTGCGGCGGAACTAATGCCGTATCGTATTTGTATTGATACTGTTCTACTAAATCTAAGATAGTGGTGTGCTCAGTAAGAATTCTGGTATTACCGACATACGGTGCACCTTCACCAACTGCGCCATTGCCTACATACAGTTCTTGAGTATCGATAGCCCATGCCATTTCCCCACTAGCTAATTGTGGCATTGGCATTTCTTTTGCCCTACCTCTACGTAATTGAATCCTGGAGATTTGAGTTACAGCCATAATAATATCCTTTTTATAGAATATTTATCAGTTTTGCCTATAGTATTCAGACACGCGATTGCACCATTGCTCAGTCCAATAGTCAAAGTCCTTAGGTTCAAGAATAAACTCTTGATATTCATAATCTTTGCTGCACATTAAAATCACGCCTTTTCGGATGTTTGTTCCGTGTATTTCATTATGTGCTAACGCGTAAGCGGTCAATTGTAGGAAATAATCTGTTATATACTCAAGCTTTTTGGGTTTATTAGTTTGTTTAAAGTCAAGGATGGATGGATCACCAAGATGAACTCCTACGCAATCAGTAGTACCGGCATATAACTCAGGGAAGTACAGTGGAACTTCACTACCCCACACTTCACTAACGTTACTCATCCCTTTTTCAATGACGATCTTAGCCATTTTGAGGCTTTGTTGTGCAAATGGATTAGTAATACTTTCGTTTAACGTAATCCCCTTGACATAGTCTTCAAGGAACTTATGCATTCGAGTTCCCCTACTCGCAGCTTCCGTCGTAATTGCTTGTGCTTTTTGTTCACCAACTGCTTTGCGCCAATTAGCTAATGCGATGCGACTTTCTGCAGGTTTGGTCTTCTCCAAAATTGTCGTAACTGAAGGGACTTTATGTCCAGCAGGTGTAGCGTATAACCGCGTCCCACTCGACTCGTCCCTAGCTAATTTTGTATAGATATATTTAGATTTTAATAACATGTTGCTATTATGCAACATTTATGTTAAGATGTCAATTAAATTCGATTTAATGTACTTGCCGCTGCTTTTTTAGCTGAGCTGTCAATGTTAGATTGTGACTTTGCTTTTTGTGCTTCTGGCCCAGTAGTAATAGTTACTGGTTCAACAAAGGTGATGCCGTTTTGATCAAACCCATAAAACAATGTTGACAAGTTTGGATTTGCATCTACTTCTTGTTTGAAGGTTTCGTAATCAAGGGCTTGGCCAGTAGCATTTTGCATTAATTTGCTAATGGCAGCCCAGTTATATGGTTTGGTATATTTGTGCTTTTCTGCACGGCCTTTTAAATTAGACAATATGTCGACAAGCATGTCGACATCTTCATTTATTTTTTTTTTGAACTAAGCAATGTGCCTAGTCTGCGGCTATAGTCAATGCTTTCGCGCTTTGCCCGACCAGCAGCCTCAAGGCCACCAGTGGCTGCAGCCGCCCCGCCAAACTCGTCCCCGCCCATTTCTTCACCTGGTTCTGACATAGTTCCTGGCATTTCAGCACCCATATCTGGCGCACCCATAGTTGGGGTGGCACTGCCGTGTGGGCCTTCTTCACCTGTTAAAATGCTAACGGCTTGTGCAAGTGTCATGCGGTTTGTTTCTAAGTTATTGTATAAATCTTCCAACGCTGGTTTAACTGTATCGTTAAACTGTTGGGAAATATCGCTGCCTAGCTCGTCTCTTATAGAGTCAACCAAATCGAGCATGGTTTCTGCCTTCATACTAGCTACGTCTTCCAACCAACCAGTAATCTTGTCAACCATGTCTCGTGAACTCATGATCAACGCTGCCTTTTCTTCTTCGCCTTCAACTAAAGTACGCTCACTTAGTGCAGTACGCAAAATGCCCATTGCACCATCTAAAGTACTTTCTTTAGCCATTTTGGTAGCGGTTGCGTACATAACATCACTTCCGCGTTCGCCATAACGCTTACTAAACTCTTTAGATTTAGGTTTCATGCCCTTGACGAACTTTTCACGTTTTTGCTCTTCACCAGGGCTTAATGTGCGCTCCTTGATTTCTTGACGGATAACGTCAAGCATAGCACGGTTTTTTTGGTACTCGTGATTTTCATGGACAGAATCAAAACTATTTGTTTTCTCGAATCCGTTGACTTTTTCGGATAACTGCGCGTGCGCTTTTGTAAGTTGTCCTTCTGAGAAGCGATCCAATGTTAAACGGCATCCGAACTTCTTAGCTAGGCTTTCGTTTAATTTTGCGCTTGTTACTTTATTTGATAGATCTCTGATTTGCATGGTAGCATCCTAAATGACTTGTTATTATTATTTATCAAAACATTGCACTAAACTTGCTAGCGATTTGTTTTTTTGCGTATGTGGCCTTTTGGCTAGCTTGTACGTACCTGGCAACGTATATATCTCTTAAATCAAGATCTTGTGTTGTAGTATACTTACGTTTGAACCGATGAGCATCGGCATTGTTTTGATAGTAGAGTATGTCTAAGTTTTTTAATTCATTATAATTTTTAAAATTACTAACGCTATATAACTTTGCCGCTATTATAGCACATACTTTTAAATTAAATAAGTCTAACTCAGTTCCGTTATTGCGTTTGAGGTTCCACTGTTTTGCAGTCGTTTGTCTCACAATAAAGTCCTTATACCCTAAGCTGCCATCTTGTAATAATGCGATTGGTAGCTTCGTTTTAAACTCTTCATCTAAAAATGTTTCTAACTGTTTTGCTTGCTTTTTAAAGTTCATTAACTATTACTCTAGGATTAGTTTGCCCGATCTTGATTACTAAACTTTTTCGAATCATGCCTTCAATTATGAATTGTTCTCGTTCAGAAAAGCTATTTAGAAAGACAGGGCGTTGTAATTTACTTAGCATATTATCTTCCTCTATGCTAGTATAAATGGTAAACCCGTTTAATAACTCTTCGAATTTCATAAGCCAGCCAGTTTTTTCATTCGAGTCATAAGATTATCTCGAGCTTCATCACCACCAATTGGGCTTTCAACATTTGTATCTGCTAGCTCATCACCGTGGGTATGTCCACCAGCACTAATACGATTCACAGCTTCATTTTCTTCAGAAGCAATTTGCACTTTCTCTCCAGGCTTTGGCAGTTCTGGCGTTGCTGGTTGTCCACCTGGGGTACTGCCAGTTGTCGGAGTAGTATGTAACACTAACTTACCTGCAGCATCCTTGCCCAACATTGGAGAGTTGGCTGGTACTGATGTAGTAACTTTAGTTGCTGGGTCTTCAACGGAAATCTTACCAGGTTGAGCAGATGGAACAATAGTACCAACAGCTTCCTCACCCATGCCCTGTGCTGGCATTTTGTCTGCTGGATTGGTGGTTAACATGATTGCTTTGCCAGGGATTTTTTCACGAATCTTTCGACCTACTGCATTAGCATGCTCTTTAGTATCAAATGATACTGGGGTTCCATTTTTACGCCATACTTTACCGTCGATTCTAATAAAGAATTGACCTACTGCTGGTTGCGCAGCAGGCTCAGTGCGGCTCACTGCTCGATTATGCGCATCATTAGCTGGCCTTGTGCGAGTATATCCTTCGTCGTCTTCACGATCACGTCGACCACCTGTACCAGCGAACCCACGACTATATGAACCAGCTTCAGATATTTTTTTACTTTTCATGTTAACCTTTATTATACTCTATTTATTGTTTAATATTAAAAACGATATTGTTACCTGGTTCAGCAGTTGTAAATACTGCATACCGTTGCTCCATTAATTCAGACAGATTACTTATGTACGGTACTAAGTGAAAGTCACTTTTAAGAAATCCAACTGGATCTCCGTTTGATGCATATACTGGATCTCCTTCAGTACGCCAATCAAATCTCCATACCCTAATAACTTTATCAGTATCGAATCCAATCATTGATCCGACAATTTCTAATAATCGCGGTCCGTAATCATAATAAATGTTAGATCGTAGTCCTAGCGTCTGTAAAACTGTGTTAAAGTTCTGCTCTTTATAGCGCAATGCTTCCCTGCCAATCTCATTACGATATTGACCAGTATGTGTGATATCCACAAGTGTATAAAGTTTATAATTCATATTGTATTTACACCACAAAAAAAGGGCCCATTGGACCCTTTTTATTATATATAGATAGATTAGCCCATCTTTATTAATAAGGTAACTACAATCGATAGCACGCCAGTAATGATAGTGCCCGCAGTTCCGATAATAACTTTATTTAAACTTTTCTGCCCTTCGAGAATGTCTTTATGAACCGTGTCAACCTTTGTTTCAAGAGCAATTAGACGGGCATCTAACTGTGAATATCTTAATGCACACAGATCAACATGCGCTTCTAAACTTGCTTTTTCTAAATTAGTAATTGGCGCTGTTGCCATAATGTTCTCCTATTATTTGTATTTATACCAAAACGCTATGCCTATGTGTGCCTTTGTTTTTATTTAGTTTATTTATTTTTAACAAATACAGTCTGAACTGCAGATTTAACATCGCGGATATCAGTACTTACTTCAGCAAGTTCGTTTATTACGTATGCCTGATTTTTAATCACACGCGCAATCGTATAAATTGCCCACCACCACCAACTGATACTCATTCCGACCATAGTAGTTCCACTGATAATCATAGTCAAATCAAATAGTGATGCTGTTCCAAAAACCCATACAAAAAATATTCCGGACAAGCTAGTGATGGGCAATACTGTAGCGGCCCATGCCCACCATTTAATTTCTCGCAATCGTTGATCTGAAAATGATTTCGTCATAATACTATTTAATAACATTCTCTCAAAGAAAAAACTGCTATATTATAGTCGTAAAAAAACCCGCCGAAGCGGGTTTAGTCTTCCCATCCCTTTGAGAATTAGGCTACAGTAACGCCAGACAATGCTGTACGCGAAACTGTTGCAGTGGCAGTACCACCCAAAGCTTGCGTTAGAGCACGTTCAAGAATACCGAATGTATGATTAGCTTCTGCAACTTGATCTTCCATAGTAGCATTTGGTACTGTTTCACCTGGGTTGGTGTTAAAGTCTGGTGCTAAGTAGCAGAACGTTGTACCATCAACTGATGGTGCAAAAACTGCAAAAATTTCACTAGTAACTTGCAAAGCACGAATTGCTTTGGACCAGTTGCTGTTAGAAATATCTGGTGTTGTGTTTAAGTTAGCATTGGTTAAAACAACTTTGAACATACGTAAGTTAGGTGTGCTAAATGTTAGCAATGGTGCCGATTCGGTACCATTTAAACCAGCTAATGCTGCACCTGGGGACTGTAATACACGTAGGTAGTTAGCTGCGACTTGAACGCCATCTGCACCTGTTACTCCGATTAAACTTGGCATAATAATTCTCCTTGATTTGCCGCCCACTATCTGTGGGCTTTGTGTAATTATTTATACAATCTGTAAAAATTACTTGGTATATTGCAGCTTATTATCAGACAAAACTGCTTCTAATTCTGATTTAATATCAAACATAGGAAGCCTACTTCTAAACACATTAAGTATTCGTGAAGCAATCATCCTTAAGTCACTGTCGCTAGGATTTTTGTAACTTAGCATTCTTCGTATATCTTTAGTATCACTATTACTAATGTTCAGGGCTTGCTCCAAACGCATAAAGAAGTACATATCACGACTCTGCGGGTCATCAAGTTTTAACAGCCAGCGATTAAGTTCCATTCGAGGCAACTGAGTTTTTTGCCTTAAGATTTTAGCATCTGCTGACGCAAAAATCTGTTCAATAAACTCGGGTGATTCTTGTACAAAGTAAATCAAGTTATACATATCCGTGGCACTAGTTCGGAACTCAGTATAATTAATATAGCTAGCGGTTTTAGTTGCATAATTTTTAGCTAAGTCTTTTCCCTTTCTAAGGCGGCTTAGAAACTCAAGAGCTAAAATAGCAATATATAAGTGCTCGCAAACTTCACTATACGAAAAGTGCAAGTCATCTTTCGTTCTAATTAATCGAGCTTCGTGAAGCTCTTTAACAAATTCCATCATACAGGTGTCCATCTCTTTCTTGGTACTAATTTAATATTACCAAATTGTTTGTTTTTTCCAGCATACCTAACGCGGCCTTCGCCATTGGTATCCCAGATTTCCCCCTTATCACCACTTTCGATTTGATCAATAATCAAATCTTTAAGATCCATAATCTGCCTAACAAGCTTAAAAATGATAAGCAATGCATTTTTATATTGCTGCAATAAGAGGTGTATTTTACGTTGTTTATTAATACTAACTTTACTAATGCCAAGCCAATCAACAAATAACGATACGTCTAGTCTATTTAACTGTTTTAATTTTGCTGTTTGATTAACGAAAGTATATATGATATTTTTAAGATCACTCAGACCAGGCGAGCCTTCTAAAAATGCATC